CCTTCTTCCATGTTCCAGTGTGGATAAATTGCTCGATCGCCTCCACCTTGGTTTGAGTTGCCTTTTGTGTCAGCTGCCTGTAGTCTTGCTCGGATTTCTGCTAAAGATGCCATAGTTTGTTTCTCCTTAAAAAGTTGCCTATGTGTTGCCTATCTAAAATTAGATCTTTGTTGCCTGTGACGCACAAACAATAAAGCGCATACACCATGTAGTATATGCGCTATTTGCCTTGGTGTCAAGAGTATTTATGATCAAGTTGTTCTAAACTAATAATATCATAAGGCTTTTGCCGAAGTTGTTCCTGATTGTGAACAAACACATCACGATTGGCAACAAACAGTTTGTGCAGTTGTTCCATGTCTGATGACAAGTCTAACAAGTTTCGCATGTAAGCAAGAAATCTGGGTTCTGTTTGTATGTCAGCTGCAACATCGATGTCTTCTATTTCATCCCAACCATAATCTATACCAACGGGCAGTTTCCATCCATCATTCACAAGATTACGATAAAAATGTCTTGGACCAAAATTTATCACAAATCTTCCTTGTATCAAATGGTCATAAGTTTTTTCTGAATAGAGCACATTTGGCCCTTTACACAATGACTCAATTTGTGCTGATATATAGGTGTTGTCAAAATATTTTCTAGCCGGCGGTGTTGCCTGCAACTTAGTCAAATCGTTGATACCGGCCTCGCTAGGTAAACTGGTTTCGGCAGTTTGGCCACTATGATAGCCTGAAAGATGTTTTACCTGATGGTATAAATGTTGTTTTACCCCCCAATTGTTAGTGCCATACAAAGAAAGTATTGCACCTGGTCTCCTGGCCGATTCTATTGGCCATTGATTGTAATTATCAGCACCTAGTTGTTTCCAACATGTTTGTTTGTTGTGATATGCAGATTTGGTTCGATTCCAGTAAAAATCAAAATGCAAAACATTATCTATGCCGGATATGGGTGTTTTGCACGCTGTTAATAACACCGTTGGCATAAGTTTTTGATAATACTGAACTATTGCAAGGCAAGATTGATTAGGTGCCGAAGCAGCGTGAAATATGTCGTAAAAAACTAATTTTTTTACTAAGTGAGATTTCATGTACCGTTTAAGTATTTTAATATCAACCCACCAAAAATTAACCCATAGTTCATGTGATTGTTGATCATGAACTATGGGTAACCATTGAGGAATTTTAAAAATATTAGGATCACTGTCGGGCAATAATGCCACTGCATGCATAATTACCCTGTGTTATTTTAACAAAGCCAATGATTTTATTCTTGCCAATAGTGCATCACCATCTCGTGACTCGTAATAGCTGCCAGTGATAGCGCCATTGTAGTTGATTGGGTCTTGTGGTGCTTCACCAATAACAGGAGCCATTGAACCTGCCACGGTGCCGCCCATGCTTTCCATGTATCCACATTCGGCCAAGCCGTGTTCTGGGCAGTATTCACCTTCCATGGTTGCATTGCATGAACCTTCTACAACCGGTGCGCTCAAGTCTGGCATGGCTTCAACTGTGGCCATTGGATCTGCTTCGGGCATGATCATACCTGAATTGCTTTCGTCCAGACCGGGATTGGTTTGATAGTGGGCGTATGCGCTTGCCACATCACTCATGAAGTCCTCGTCATGTGAAATTAAATTGCGAGCAGCTTTTGGTGTCATACCAATGGCAATCAATTCATGATATACTGCACTGTAGAACTCATTGCTGTTTCTGTCTGTTGCTAGGCCAGGTTTTTCACGGGCCAAAATCTTAGCGACTTTTTCATAGGTGTATTCAGAGTTTTCGTGAATGCGACTTTCGTTTACCGGAACACCAGCGTATTTCAGCATGGTGGCAAGTTCTGTGTTTTCCGCCACTGCCTGTTCTGGAAGATTTGGGCGGGGGTGTTTGCCGCTAATATCTCGAATACTCTGTTTTAGACTGGTTATTTGATCTCTTGATGGCAGGCCTTTTCTTGGTCCTTTTGATACTGGTTCACCTACACCGTACCGGCCAAATCCTTTGACCAACGGATCTGTACGATCATATTTGCTGCCAACTCCGCCCATTCTGCGTTTTTGTCCAGGGTCATTTTCTGGTCTTAGACCTATTTCATATCCGTAGTCAATACTATCGTATTCGTCACTGTCACCTGGTTCTTGTGTGTACAATTTGCCTTTGTATTGAGGATCACGCCATTTAGCAGCTTCTGCCATACCTTGTTCAGGAGCAGTGCCCGGTGCTTGTTGCCCAGCAGCAGGTGCCACTGGCTGTTGTTGTTCAGCGTCGGGTGTAGTATTCAGTTGAATACCAAGTTCTTGCAGTCTAGCCTGCACATCTGTGTCATCCCAACAGTTAGCACGAGGGTCTTGTTCAGCCAAGTCAGCAAGAATGTCAAACAATTTATCATCGCCTATCACATCATACAGTTGTTCTTTGGCATTGGTAGCATCTGGACCAACAATGAGTTCTTGGCTCATGAGTTCATCCAGTTTGGCTTGTGCTTCTGGAGTGTCTGGCAAAGCCCAGGTGCCTTCCATGATCTGGTTTGCCCAGTTTTCAAAAATTTCTGCTTCTTTCATAGCGTTTCCTCGTTGTTGTATTTTGGCCAGTGTGGGCAATGCTGCCTCAATTCTAGCATCTAGTGTTTGTTCAATGAACATGGTCTTGAGATCTTCTACCAGGGCAGTTTCATCTCCAATGTCTGCTGGTGTCCATGATTCAAAATATTGTGCGTACCCACGGCCTGTGGCCATGTGCTGTAGACTTTCACGCAGTTCCAAATAGTAGTGATGTACAGTTTCTACCAGTTCTTGTGTGATGCCTTCAAACACTCGTTGTTGACTAGCTCGGTTAAACCTGCTGAGCACAGCCATTTCGCTCACAATCTCATTGATGTGTTGTCCACGAATGTCGTAAGGTCTGCCGCCTTGCTTGACATGTTCCAACATGGCTCTGCCACCCGACAGTTTCACAAACGGCAGTTTGAATCGTTCACCATCCACTGTTTCAATAAACAAACTTTCCACGTAACGATAGCGTTTGTCATCTTCGCCAATCATGCGGTTGTGTTTGATTACCAAACGGGCTTCTGTTTGCTCGCCCACGTAGCTGACCTTGCGTGTGCCATAGTAGCCTTCAAACAGGCCTTCTTTGATGGCTGCCATACCAGTCATTGTGTGCTTGAGTTGATTGATGTCTTTGGGACTGAATGTGTATCTGTGCTGTGTGGCAAAGTTCTTGAGTTCAGGCAAGAATCCTGTTTCGCGCTCTGATCCAAACCAGTCCAGTTTGTCCTGGGGATTTTCCATGGTTTTACCCAAGTTGTCTCCAAAGAACAACTGCAAGTCGTTGTCGTCGCCCAGCACAATTACCACTGTGCCGTAGTTTTGTCCTGATTTTGCAACCCAGTCAAACGCAAATGTTTTGGCTTCTTCTGGTGAGGAGTCTTTACCCTGTCCGTCGGTGTATTTGACGTCATAGTCTTTGGTTGCCAGCAAGTCAGCAACGTCTTGGGAAATGTTTTCTATAGCCATAGTTTGTTATTTAGCGCATTAGTGATATGAACGGAAACGGCTCAACAATCATATCTCCATGGTCTTTTAGGTGTGAATCCAAGTCTGCATGGTAGGTTTGCAACAACAACAACATACGCACCGCCAGCAAACTGGCCATAACTAGATCGTCAGTTTCTCCAGGTTTGGCAGCATAACTGGTGCCCATGGCCACAAATGTTTTGAGTTCTGAAACCAAGGGCCTTGAGTTGATTTTCATGCGTCCAGATTCCACTAGGATTTTGAACTTGTTGCAGGCTGTGATTTTGCTTTTATTTGTGGTGTTAAAGCCCTTGCGGAATCTGCGTCCTGTTGTGCCTGTCACAGAGTTGTCACTCAAAAAATAGCCGGGAATATTATCTTCACCGTATTCTGCTATGCTGATCAAAGCAGCTTCACCAATGGTGTTGTTTTCCACTGAGTAGTAAATGCTTTTTTCATCTTTGACTACAGCATGTAGTTCTTTCACAATATCTGCTAGAATTCGCACTTGTGTGGGAATGTCAGTTTTGTTGTGACGCCACTCAGCAATCTGATCTGTGGTTCTGGCATCAAACACCTGTATGGCAGCAGGGTCGCCACCTGTGCCCAAGCTGGGGTCTAGTGCCACAACATACATACCATCTTTCACAGGATCCTTGTACCAACGCACTTGTCCTGATCTACGTGCAGGCTCTGTGCCTTCAAGATCCATCAGCTTGATAGGATTGATTAATGTTTCATCATTAATAACAAATTCGCAGTCCATTTCTCTGCGGAAACGCTCGTCGCCCAATTGGGCCAATTGTTCAGACCCCCATTGATCTCCACGTTCGGGATGTTCTCGCCAGTATGATCTAAATGCACGGAATCCGTTAATGCCTAGCTCTGTGGTGTTTCCATGCTCATCTTCTGTCTTGTTGGCACCTTTCCACAAGAACGCAAACTGATCTTCGTCTGAGTTGGGAGTTGATGTGATAATTGCCTTACCGCCAGTAGCCAAAGTAGGTGAGATAGAAGTCCAAAACTCTTTGGCAATTGTAGGGCGCACAAACGCAAATTCGTCAGCATACAACAAGGATATTGACATACCCCGGCCGGTCGTTTCTGTTGTGGTTTGACTCACAATACGTGATCCATTTTCAAACTCTATGGATCCTTTGTTGTAGCTAGTAGCACCTGCTCGAATGTGATTTGGGCACAGTTCGTATGCATAGCGTATGCGTTGCATGATCTCTTGTGCGCCGGTGTATTTGTGTGCGGCAATAAGAATAGTTGAATCTGGCACAAACATTGCATACCATAGTAGGTATCCAGCAGCCGAAGTTGACTTGCCGGTCTGTCGAGGCATTAGTGATATTGAATATCTATAGTTGTGATAGGTATGGATCAGTCGCTTTTGATAGTCAAAAGGATGGTACAGCATCTTGCCGCGTGTGGGATGCTGGATGTAGAAAAAGTTATCCATGAAGTACAGCGGGCCATTCACCGGATCAGCACACAGCGCAAACTCCGTGAGTTCTTGTTCGGTGTATGTTTCAACCCTGTGCGGTGCTTTGACCAGCACTGTTTCTAAATTACTTTTTAGACCAATCATTTATGATTCTTTCTGTGAAAGACTTGTGTCCTTCAGGGCCAGCATGAAAATAGTCTCTAGCGTATTCAGCTTCTTCTCTACTGCGGCTCATCCATGTATCTGCTTCGTACGGTAAAAATGGTATGCCAAGTCTATTGCACAATGCTTCAATGGCCAAGCTGTTCTTTAGATTATTTAACCGTTGATTTTCATCTACACTCATCCATTTTTTAACAAATGCATCCGGATGGTTATCCATTGGCATAATACCTTCAGGTTCTCCAGTGTCTTGATTTATAACAACTTCCATACGACCACGAGGTGGATTTAATAACACTACAAGTTTTGGTTTTAAATGCGGTACCCAATATTCGGCCAGTCTAAAACATCTGTCAGAGCTGCCTCCGCCCCATCCAAAATTACATGCTTTGAGATTTAATGCTTGTGCCAGTCTAGTGGGCCATAAATCTTTGTAGGGCAATCCAATGCCCATGGTAAAGCTGCAACCCAGTGCTACCAAGTTATTATTTTGAGGATCAAAATTATCATCTATTGATTGTGCTCTAAATCCTTGATTGTTAAAGTGGTAGCTGATCCCATCAGGTTTGTCCCACCCTTTTTCTTGAAAGTATGCACGATGTATAGGATCTTGCATCATTTCATTGAATCGGGCTTCTGTGTCAGTTGGCCACCATTGGAATGTGACAGACCTTTTGCCAGGCTGCCAAGGCATTTTTGTTATGTCATGTGTCATATTGCATTTCCTTTGCCAATACTTGCCATAGATCAACAAACTTGGTTGTCTTGTTCAAGATAGTTTCAGTGTTAACATGCCAGGCTAATGTATCAGCAGGATCAAGTTTGTTTTTTTGTTGAAGATAACTGTTATCTTCAAGTGTATTACGATAACTTTTTAACGTGTCAATGGCCAGGCCATTCACACCATTGTACTTGGTTACCACACGATCAATTTCTTCAATGGCCAATTGCCGCAGTTGTGAAGAATGTCTTCGTATATCTAATTCACCAGGATTATTAAGTTCGCACCAATAAATGCCTAAATTTTCTTTTGCACAAAAATCATAGTACTCCATGAGATCCAATGCACAATAAATTGAGTAAGCAGGATGTGCATTCACGTGCTGTCCATCTTGTTTCATCTGTCGTAGATTTTTTACAAATTGTTCCCAGTTGGCTCGGTCTCTTACATATTCAAATTTTTCTTTGTTGGCATTGTCAAAACTAACCATCCATTCTACTTTAGGCCAAGTTTTGAGAATTTGATAGACAGGATTGGTAGTGATCTCCATGCTGAGATTGGTTGTGACCATTACTCTTACATTAGAAGAATCAATGTAACTTAAAAATACATCAAGACCTTTTTGTAACAGCGGTTCTCCGCCGCCAAGACTAAGTCCTTGTATGTTGTGACCTTGTGTTCGAGCCAACTCAATCAAATCTGCATGTTCGTTTTTTACATGATTGATAGGAATTTTCTTAACACTTTGCCAAGCAGTTGATGTTTGGTCATTGCAGTATACACAGGTCAAATTGCAAAGATTGCTCCAGTTGACCACTAGGTGTTCCAATTTAAAAAAGTTTATGTCATTGTCAATAGCTGCCAGTGTGTCTGGGTCTGCATGTCTTACTGTTCTACCACTGGCGCCTGTGGTTTCTTCCAGGCGCTTGCACCAACTGCATCCTGGATGCCACTCACCGCGAGCCATGGCTTCTCGCATGCTGGTGACTTTGGGACCATGTATGATCTCTTGAATGGTCATTTGCTTGTTGTTGCCAATCATGTCAACACAATGAAAACACGGGCTGGTTTCACCTGCTTGATCAATGTTGAGACTGGTCCACGGTGCTGGACAAAATGTAGGGCTGTTAGTTATCATTGGGTTGGTGGTGCTAGTAAAGTATAGCTACTTAGTCTAAAAGTTCCTGGAGGCACTTTGCGCAACATTGCATGCCAATGCAAATGAGTGTATCCATTTTTTCTGGGAAAATTTACCATTATGTAACCGGTATTTGGTACAGATAAAAATTGTTTTCTTAATGAGGTTCCATTTTTATCATGGTAAAAACAAGTTCCTAACTGTTTGTGGGCAGCAATCCAAATCAGTTGCATGGCACCCGGTAGTTCACCATCAGTATGCATTAAGCATGTAAATCCTGGCTCATCCAGCCACCAGGTGGAGCCATATGGCGTTGCTAATTTTCTTCCGATAGCTTCGCCTACCATGGACCATATTGTGTTTATGTAGTCGTCCCACTCGTTGATCCAGGGTATGCTGTCATTTAAAATGCGTCGACGCGACCAATGTTCTTGACCTTCTTGCCGCGCCCAAGGCAAGTCCAGCCACGAAGTAGACAATACTTTTTCTACAAGTGCAGGAGATATTAAGTCCTGTACTTCAAACAGATTATCGTATTTGTCAACGGTTGTTATTTGCATAAGAATGCCAGTTCTGGCCATAGGCGTTGAAATTCACCAGCTTTGTCTGGGTGATACTTGTTTTCATTGTCGTGTATGTGCCGCCAGAAGTCTGTGTCAATTTTACTGACTTTGTCCACACTCAATCTGCCACGATAGGTGGCCAATGCATTGTCAAAAAACTGACGTTCAGCAGGAGTAGCAATGTTCATCTCATAGAAGCGTTCAATTTCTGCAATGGCTTCCTGAGCAACACCTGCACCATGTAGGAATGGATCAAGATACTCGGGTTGAAACAAATTCTGCCACAGCACTGTGGTTCCTGTATCTTCGGCAAACTGTCGTAACTCACAAATGCGTGTGGCATTGTAGATGTTGTATACTGCATGTATACCGCCCCATTGGCCTTGTGTGGTCATTAGATGTTTGATCTTGGCTAAGTTTTCTTTGATCAACGCCCAACTAGCACCATGCCGCACATACTCCACTCGTTCATCAGTGTTGTCAAAGCTCATTGACCAGCCAACTCGATTGCGTGTTGATAACTTTTGAAATATTTTGTTTGATTCTAAGTCCACGTTTAAATTTGTGATCAGTGTGACAATAGCGTCTTTGGGTATGACATCTAACAGTCGATTGTTTTCTGGCAGCAACAATGGCTCGCCGCCCACAAGTGCTACTTCGTGTATGTGTTCATAATGTTGTTCAATGAAATCGCATACTGAATCATAGTAAGGTCTTGCTCCAGATTTGAATGGAATGCCCTTGAGGCCGGCCCACTTTGAACTGCATGCTTCACCGCAGTAGTTGCAACTTAAATTGCAGGTGGTGTTCCAACGCACATCCACAATCACAGGATAATGATATTGATCACCAGCAGTGGCATAATCAAAGTTGGGATTTACATTGTTGTGCCATTGACGTTCTGAATCTGCACCAAAGCGTTCGGCTTGCACACAATTAGAACAATATTCATGAGGTTCACCCTTGGCCAAACTGGTTCGAATTTCTGTCATGAGATTTGAGTTGAGGATCTGCTCAATGGTTTGGGTATTCAAATTGCCCAGCATGTTGGGATTGCCAGCACAACAAGTTTTTACGTCGCCTCGCGGATTGATATGCAGGCCACGCCAAGGTGCAGCACAATAGAAATTGCTCATGCAGTATTTACAGGCATTCTAGTGCTTGTTGGAATTTTGGTTGATACTTGCTGTACCAAGGTCCCAGCACTAACCCTTGACTGAACCATTCAAAATTGTGATTGATTTTGTGCATTTGACTTTGTCTGTAGTCCATAGCCGCAGACTCAGTGTCAAATTGTCTGCAGATTTGTTTGATAGGTTCAATATTGTCTTCGCTGGCATGATCGGCAAAAAGTCTTGGCTCAAATCCCAATTCTTCCAGCACACGATAACCTGCTTCAGCCATATAGATTGAAAAACAACTTTTGCTGATTATGGCTTTGGCTGTTTTTTCAGTGAACAAAGTGTTTTCACCTGGATGTGTTTCTGTAACCACTGCAATTGCAGTATGCCAGGCAGGATGATTGATGGTGTAATCGTTGGGAAAGTTGTCTGGGTGTGTGGCAATTTGTGGAGGATATTTTTTTATTTCTTCGTCAAGATCAATTCTACTACTGATCAATTGGCTGATTTTTCCATAAGCATTGAGATCATAAGGATTTGTCCAGCCCACACTGTAGACGTCACGGTCAGAGTCAATTAATTTTTCACTCAACAACGAATGCATCAGCCACAATCGATGAGGGCTGTTGTGTCTATTGAGACACCCTATGCGTTTTGTTCGAGTTTGAAATATAGGATGATCGTAAACTATAGCTGCAAAACTTGGATAGTAGATCAGGCCAGGAATGTTATCAAACCAGTGCTGACATCGACTGCTCAATACAGCAACTTTGGCACCAGGAAAGAATTCTTTGGTAGCAGCAAGATGATCCATGCACTCTGACGTTGATATCAACAATGGATCCCAGGTAGCGTCAATGAATACAAAAGTATCATTGACTGACTGATCTGTGAGTATTTTTAAATTTTTATAGTAACTTTCCCATGGGCATCGATCAACGATTGTATAAGGAGTTCCCATCAACACTATCGAGTTGTCTGGTAGCATTCGATAAGAATTGTTGGGCCCTTCAATTTCTCGAACACATGCGGAATTTACAAAATCAAATACTTTCAATTATTCAGCTCGACGGCATTTTTGTTGTTTGGTGTTTTAATTGCACCAACTTGTTTTGGCTTCGCCGTAGTACTCACGTGCAAAACCATTGGTAATCAACTGCTGACGCAGGCTAACACCGTTTAGTATGACATCACCCAGCACTCGTCCACCATACTTGTCCCAATCCATGAGCACAACCTGACGTTGTTGGCTGTTGGCAATCATTTGTTTGGTAAATGCTGAGGCTGCTTCGCCACGCTGTGCTTCACTAGCACACTGAGCACGGTGTCCTTTTTCTGGAGTGTCTACACCAAACACTCTGATTGAGAGTTCTTTTTTGAGTGGTGCAGGCAAAAAGTCTGCTTGAAACGCTACTGTGTCGCCGTCTATGACTCTGGTGATCACAGCGTCATATGTGACACCTGGACGTTGTTTGCCCTGAGCAATGGCCAAACATGGCACAAGTAGTAAAAGAATTAAAAGTTTTTTCATCTGGGTATTCAACAAAAAAAGTTAGCGGGGATACCCAGCAAATGCTTTTACAGGACTTGTTTTATCAACAAAGTTGGGTTCTGTACTGTCAGGCGTTGACACCAATTTCTTGCCACCCGGGGTGTTGGTCATGTTCAACGCCTGATCAATGAGTTGTGCAATGTTTGAGCTCATGCCTGCTACCACGCCGTGTTCACCAAATGCAGTTTCAGAGTGCCAATCGGGTATGTGATCGTTAAGGCCATCTGTTCCGGTATCACTGCGTGCTCGAGCAAGAGCCACACCAAATCTATAGTTGGCATAAGGATCAGACGCACTCAGTCCTGGAATTGTATAAGTGTTACGCATGGGATTTGCTTGTTCAGGCGGCAAACTGGCAGCTTGCTCACGGAGAAATTCTCGTGCTCTCATCGTGGGTAACCTTTGAAAGCAGTAACTGGACTGGTGATGTTCACTCCCGGATGTTCCTGGCTGTGTAAATCACCTTTGTTTAGATCTTTGAAAGTAGATCCAGCAGCTTTGTATGCCATTAACAGCATGTTATGTTCTTCTTTTGTGTAAGGTGCAGCTACGTCATACCGCCCAGCCCAACTTTCATTATCTATTTTGGGAACAAAAGTTCCGTCGGTGGCTGCGGTTGCCATCATAATTCTGTTGAGTTCATAAACACGATCCGCAAGATTTTTGTCTCGAAATTTATGTAGACCTACAGTGGCGTTTTGATTGCGTTTACTAATCTTTCCAGCGCCATTTTCGGCAATAAACTCAAGTGCTCTCATCAGGCACTACCGTAGCCAATCACACCTGATTGAGCCGATGATGCTGTGCCAAGTTCAGCGGCTGTAAAATTGCTGCCTGTAACAGTCAGTTTATTTCCAGCACCTACATAAATTTGTGCCGAGTCGTTTGCTGGTACTGATGGATTTGCACTCCAGATATTACCCACTGGAGAGTCTGTGCCCAATGCAGTTGCATAAACATTGTAAGTCACTGCGGTGTTTCCTGTTACAATTTCACACTTGTCTGTATACCAGGTGGCATTGGCTACCGTAGTATAAACGTTTGCTTGACTCATTTGTTATCCTTGTTGGGCTGGCTGACCACGGGTTGAAATAGTTCACGAGTTTGATACATCACTCCGGGAATTTCTACAGGTTGTTGTCTCACTGAAGGAATTGACGGAGGTACATATTCATTGGCTTTGCGTTGTGCCAGTTCGGCTGCAATTTCACTGTATGGTGTCATTATTTTACCCCTTGTAGGCTTTCCATTGATTGGTCAAAGCAAAAATACTTTCATCAACTTTTTTCTCTTTGTCAGCAACAGCTTTTTTCATTGGCTCTTTTTTGTCGCCATCTTTGTCTATGTCCAAGAAGTCTGGCTTCTTGGCTTCTCGGATGCCGGCAATGTCACGCATGCGGGTCAACATTTGTTCAAAACTTTCGTCAAGTTTGTCTTCTGCATCTTCAGCATCTTCTTCTGCATCTTCAGCATCTTCTTCTGCATCTTCCTTCATGGTGCGTTCCCATGGTTTGAGATTGTCTTGTTGAACACCGGCCATTTCCATCATTCTACGAAGAGCTTCATCTTCTTCGTATGTTGCCTGACGGTTTTCTTGACTAGCAATTACAGGAATAGTGGTTTGGCCAGTTGACTTGGGACCGTTCAAGCCACCTGAGTATTGTAGCGCATCATCACTGGTTTCTTGGTCTGTGGGCCAATCTGGATTGTTTTCAGCTAGGGCTTCGTCAATATCACCGCATCCGCAATCGTTCATACCGCAGCTGGGGCATGACTCTTCGCCTTGGTCCATTTCTTGTCCCATGCCCTCGCCACCACCTAGTCCTGCATTTTTCAACAGGCCAGCCAGTTTGAGTGCATCTTCGTCTGTAGCAGTGATAGTCAAGCTCTTGCCGCCTTCGGTTGAGTCGCTCATGTTTACGCTCATTGATTCAGCAATCATCTTTTCCAATTCACGATTCATCGAGTCGTAAATGCCTTGTCCAAAACTAAAGCCGCTGCTGGCAGTTGGAGTATCAGTACCGCCTTGTTCTTTGACTTTCTTAGGCTTGTCTTCTTTTTTGTCTTTCTTCTCGTCGTACTCGATGTCTTTGGTAACTTTCTTGCCGGCTTTCTCAGCCTTCTCATCTTCTGAGCCACGCTTTTTGCCATGGATTCCATCTTTTTTCTTTTCGTCGTACTCGATGTCTTTGGTAACTTTCTTGCCGGCTTTCTCAGCATGGGTGTCACGTTTGTTAGTTGACTCTTCGCCAACAGCCATTTCTTCGTTGTCACCTTCTTGATTTTGCATGTAGTCATCCACAGCAGTCATCATGCTTTCAATCTTGGCCAATTTGGATTGTACCCATTCTGGCAAGTTGTCGTTGTCGCCTAGAATCTTTTCCAAGGCTTGCGCATGACGCACTACAGTCTTGATGCTGTCTTTTGCCATGTCGCCTTCTTGATCATATTCGCCTGGATCACGGTCATTTTCTTTGGTCATTAACTTTGATTTGCCTGATGGTCCCTTGGCACCCATCTTGCTGCCTGTGCCCGATGGTCGACCACGACCACGCTTTTGTGGTTCGGCATCACTAGCGTCATCAGCACCCACTGAATAACCTTGGTCATCAGTTCTGCGTGTGACCATACGGCCTGTGGCAGTGTGTTTGATATCGTGCTTGGCACCACGTTCAACTGACCCAACTTGAGGAACGTCTTTGCGAGGCTTCTTGTATGATGTAAACGGATTATTATCGTCATCTTCGCCCATGTCAGCACCTTTGCGCAACGCAGCAAGATCAGGACCATCAATTCTTTTTGGGTTGCCGCCCAATGCAGCCATTTTCTTTTGCTTGGGACTCAAAGCACCTTTGATGGCTTCAGCAGCCACGTCGCCCAAACGCTCGTCAACTTCTTTTTTGGCGCCAGCAATTTTGTCAGCAAATGTAATCTTGTCTGCTGGAGGAGCCAACTTAGCAAATGACTTTTGTTTAGGTGTCATTGGAGAACTTCCTTCGCCAAATTGTACATTGTCGCCTGCTGAGAATTGTGTGTTGGCCAAACGCTTTGGTAATCGACCTTTGGCAATGATAAAATCTAATTCGCGATCAGTTGGTCCAGCCTGTGCAAGATCGTTAGCTAGATCCTGCATAGCATCATTTTCCCACATGTCATCACCATACAATGCGGCAATGGCGTTTAACACTTTGTCAAAATCAATTGGGGCAGTTACTTCTTTAACTTGTTTTGGATTAGGTTCAGCACCAGGCTTCATGCCTGTTTGTGGCACACCCATCTTGCGTTGCAAGTCACGAATCATGTCAGCATCGCTGCCGTGTCCAACTTTGTCTAGTATGGCGCCGCCAACTTTCTTGGCCATGCCGCCTGCTTTCTTTATCATGTCGCCCATGCCTTCGTCAACTTCTTTGTTGTCGTACTTGTCATACTTGGCACGAACAGGATCCAACGATTTGCCTTCTCGTCCGGCCTTGGCCAAGGCTTCCATGCCCTCTTTGCCGTACTTCTCATAGCCCTTGGCCGCACGACTCATGTCACGTTCGTTCAATTGTTTGTGAGTCAGTTCTGGCGTGGCACGAATAGTGTCAAGTTTTTTGTTTAGGTTGTAAAAAAATGTCATTTCAATTATCCTCTTGGGTTACGGCCAGTTGCTGGCTTGGGTTGACGCTTGATATTGGTCATAGGACTTTTGTTGCCCTGGGGAAGTTGGTTAGTGGTCTTAGCTGGTGGTGTCCGACCACCAGCAACAGTAAAGTCACTGCGGTAAGCATTTTTCAACACAGCATGATCGTATGGGCCAGTTGAGTAGTCTTTCTTGAGTGCTCGTTGTTCAGCATCAGGAGCAGGATAGTCTGTGTCTGCTAACAAGTCTTTGTTTTCAGATTCAATTTTGTCCATCTCGTCAACAAGTCCATCCACATGTGGTTGTGTTTGCATTACGATAAGATTGGGATCGCCACCTAGCATCTGAAACAACTGTTTGATCTGTGGTTCAATGGCAGGATACTTGAAACTCACATCAAACATTGTCACAGCGTCATTCTGGTTGTTTGGAAAGTCTGTAAGAATTTTTTGTATAGGAGTGGTCTTGGCATCACCCATTCGGGCTGGATCAAATTGGTCCAGTTTTGATTTGAGTTGACGCACAAGATCGTCCGGAATGCGACCGCACATTTTGATACGATAATCGTATGTGCGTTCGCTTTCTGCTAGATATTTGGCAAATGGTTTCATGTCAGGTTCCTGTGATATATTTATTCTTTTTGAGCATTTTGATTCTTACCCAGAATTCTTTCTAGCAATTCATTGCGACTTAACACATGGCCTTGGCCTTGTTGTGCGCCGGCACCTTCTGGGTCTTTGTCTAGTTGCTGTTGATCCAATCGCATCTTTTTCATCTGCAGATCGATCATCTTGAGTTTTTTGTCCAGCTTGGCTGTTTTGGCTGTAATAGCATGGCCCAGCATGTTGCTGGCTACTGAAAATATTTCTGCTGCAAATCTTGAATCCACTTGCATGCCCAATGACATCAACTCATCATAGCTATCGGTTGCTTTTTTAGCCAAATCATCCATTTCCATATCAGTGGCTTCTAACCCTTTCACCATGGGTAACGCTGCATCAATTTTATCTATTGCGTCATTGATTACTGCAAGTTTTTCTCTGTTGTCTGGAATAGAGGGAACAGATGTATCTACTTCTTTTGAAGTGGGAGGTAAGTCAAAAAGTTCTTCTAAACGTTTGGTCATGCCATATTTAGTGGCTATGCTTTACCGTTCTTAAACATATCGTCTTCTGTGATCACTCTGAAAGTCAGGCCTTGATTTCTGCACCATTTGGTAGCAGCGTCCCATTTGGCATAGTTTACAGCTACCACAGCACGGTCTCTGGAATTTTGACCTTCTGTTATGGCGCTTTGGCCTTTGGGTTTGATTTCAATTAACTCCGCTTTGAGTGTGTTGTTGCGAGTTTTGTAAGTGATCAAAAAGTCCGGCACATAAGTGGTCATTTTGCCAGTAAGTGGGTGCAAGTAAGGTATGCGGATGCTTTCACTGGCCCATTGCAATATGTTGTCATTGGTGTCGCAAAAACGCATGAACGAATGTTCCCACCCTGATCTATATCTGGGCATGCCTTGGCCCACATATTTTTTAGTGTTGATAACTTGATAAACGCCTTGTGCCCACGATCTCATTGTAACACTGTTCTGGCAGCATAGAAGTTGGGCACTGGTTGTACATTTACACCCAGCAATGTGGCTCTACTGCGAATATTATTTAGATAGTAGGCCATGTTGATGTTTATAGTCATCAAATTACTGCCTTGAAAGTTATCTAATAATGTTAGTGCTGGAATTCCTGTTTGTTCTGCTACCTGAAACAAACTCACAGTAA